GGTGCAACAGCGGGCGCGTTGGGGTCCACGACCTTCTTGGGTCGCCCCGGGCCGCGCTTGGGAGGGTCTGCGGGCGTAGTCAGTGACGCGAGGGTACGCCGTTCCTCGGGAACGAGTTCAATGGAGCCAGTTCCCTCTGCGAACTTGAGATAGTTATCGATTTCGCGGTCCGTGGCGAGGACGAGGTAATTGGCGTCGACGAGGGCGTCACGGTTGGGCCATGAACTGGCGTCGACGAAGGTACCCATGGAAATCACAGAGTCGCCCGTCGGGATGGGACGGACGACCCTGTGGGTGATGTTGGTGATAGTCATAGTGCGGAGACTACCAGATGTTGGGCGACCCAACGGGGACTACTGGACGATGACCGACCAGAAGAATCCGAGGTCAGGGGCGACGACCTTGTTGTCGAAGGCGATTTCACCTTCAACGCGGTCGGCCTTCAGTTCGTCCATGCGGAACTTCGCGACACCGACGTTCTGGCCCGAGCCCTGCGAAACACCGTTCCAGAGGAAGGTGTAGCCCGCAGAGGGGGTCATCAGACCCGGGCTTGGAGCGACGTAGCAGAGAAGCGCCGAGTTACCCGTGATGAACTGGTAGTTCTGGGCGTTCGAACCTTCGTTGCCTGCGTTGAACACGCCCTTGGCGACGAGAACCTTGTCGACACCGAACAACTGCGCGAGCAGATCCTCGGTGACAAGAGCACCCGCTTGGGTGTACTTGTATCGGTCGATGAGGGTCGGGTGGTTCTTCAACTTCTGGAACACCTTGACACCGAGAACGAGCGTATTGGGCTCGTAACCAGTGGTCTGGAGAACCTGCAACTTGGCCATGTCAACGTCCACGATGGGGAGGGCGTTCACATAGTCCGACCAGTAATACGTGGTTGACGTACCGTAGGCCGAAACACCCGTACCAGTGTTGGTAGAGGCGCCGGTGACTTGGTTGTTCCAAACTCCCGAGGTGAAGAAGTCGGCGGCCCACTGGACTTCCTTGCGGAGCAAGAGTCGGTGGGTGATGAACTGCGTCGCTTCCATGTCGGGGTTCAGCGGCTTGTCAGCGTTCGCACGCGTCTGGTCACCGATGTCCTTGTGGAAGGCGAACACGTCACAGAGGTAGTTGTCCTCGGTGAGCCCGTAGCCCGATCCCGCCGATGCGGTGGCGTCTGCACGACGCTGCGCTTCGTCACGGAACCAGTCGTCCTTCGTGTACTTGAAGTAGATGTTCGACTTCTTGTCCACAGGGATGATCGGGAAAACCTTGTCGGCGACAAAGTTCTTCGTGTCCTGCATGTAGGCCACAGAGATGTTCGTGAGAATCGCATCAATGTGGACGTTGTTTACGTTTGGTCCGGGCATGATTCAGTCCTTTCTTGACTATGCCGCGCGGGCCGCTGCGGAGCAGTCGACAACGACGGTGATGACGTCGCCCGTGACTCCTGCCGAAAGGGCCGTTCCGATGATGTACTGGTCGATGTCGATGCCGGGACGAACCTTGGCAACGCCACCAGACGCATCGACGGTGATTGCGTCACCCGCCGAGATGACACCACCGGACGTACCGATGGTCAGTGCCGTTGAGGTGGTGATGCCGGTGCCGGAGGCAACGACGAACACCGTCTCGCTCGTGATGCTGGAAATGGTCGTGGCGACGGAAGCGCCCGTGTTCACGACGGTCATACCAACTTCGAGGCTGTCGGTCGAGGAGACCGTGATGTTGGCTCCCGAGACACCCGAGGGGGTCAGGGTGACCGTGGCCCCGCCGACAACCGCCTTGGAGATGCCCGCGATGGTCACTTCGGCCTCACCAACACCCTGAACGGTGCCCGGAGACGACTGGTTGTAGTAGACGCTCGGGGAGTTCTGGAGAATGCCGAGTGGGCGGTCCGTGGCGGCGGTGATGGCAGTGCAGGCGACGGTGGTGCCGACGACGGTTCCACTCAACTTCACCAACTTGTATTTCGCCATGGCGGCGGACAAGTAGGAGCCCGTGAGGGCGGTGAGGGCTGGGTCGCCAACAACCGTGAGTTTTACTGCGTAGGGATTCTGTTCGTAGGCCATGACTTATCGGCTTTCTGCGACGTGCTGCGTGTAAAGGTCCGAGTTCGCCATGGTGACGGCGACAACGGCCTTTTCGAACGAAACTTCCTTGCCCTCGGCAACCAAGTTCTTGGCCAACTGCTCAATCTGACTGTAGGCGTCGGTGCTGGTCGGAGTGGCGGCGGTGCCGATTTCCGAGAAGACCGCGCTCTGCGTGGCGATTTCATTGGCTGAATCGAGAGCCTTGGTGACGGCCTCGGCGAGGCTGTCATCGAACTCTGCGAGGCGGCGCAGGGCCGGGCCGATGTAGTTGGGGTCGGCGTTCAGGTGCGGCCACGAGGCGGAAGCCTTGATGATCGCCTTCTCGTCAGCACGCTGAGCACGCTCTTCGAGAATCGCGGCCTCACTAGCCGCAGACTTCTGGAGTGCCTTATCAGCGTCTTCGGCAATCTTGGCATACTTCGCCTCGCGAGCCTCGAACGCCTTGCGGACACTCTCGGGAAGGGACTTTAGGACTTCCTCTTCGGTGGCATCATCCGAGACGATTACTACGTCATCCTGAGACTCAGGCATTGGTGATTCCTCCTTGGAGATTTCAACGTCCGAAGGGGTTTCCTCGGAACGAAGTAAATCAAGATTTGCCGTCATTCCGTCTTTGTCAGCCGACTTCGCAACCATCCAGCCTTCGCGGAGGTGGGCGGGGTGGTCTACCCCACTTGTCTCCTTGATGCTGAGACGCACGAGTTTGCGCGGCATAACTTTTCCTTCACGACTTCACAACTGGATTTCCAG